AGCGGCCAGCCAAGACGCTGGAAGCGCCTGAACGCTATCACGTCTTCCATAGCCTCCTGATTTTTGAAAATGCCAGGGATCTCCCAGACGTTGATCCACTGGCCTGTTTTCAGCTCTACTTCCCTGTCGGCATCCCCGGAGGGCTCATACTCCGGCGTGTAGCCTTCGTTGACAAGTGCCAACAGGGTGCAAGCTAGTTTTTTCGCTGCGCCTCGACACGCATAGCTTTTACAATGTCAAAGGTTACTACTGTTACCAGGTTAAAAGTGCCAGGCAGAGAAACTACTTCCTCTGCCGTAACACCCTTTTCCCATCCTTCAACATCAGCAGATTTGACGCTGGTAACAAACTTTTTGAACACGTCTGTGTTCTTCCATTTGTCAGTCAGGACTGTCTCTGCTTCTGTAGCATCTGCGATACGATAGGTAACCTCAACCAAGGCCTCCGCGAAAGAATACTGTTTAGTCTCTTCCTTCTTGAATGAAATCATTTGCTACCCTCTTATGCTGCTGCGCTCAGTGCACCTGTGCCCTGGAAGTTGAAGCTAATTGTGATCTTGTCGGAGTGTGAAGCTCCGATTGAAGCGTTGCTGATCCAGGCTGTGCCGGTAAGGCTCAGAGAAGCTGAAACCTTGAATACCAGTGTTACGCTTGTTGAAGCGTTTGCGCTGATCAGGTTGTCAACAATGCTCTTCTGCTGAGCGTCTGCATAGTCAAAAGTACCGGAGAGAGATCCGCTCCAGCCCTTTGCTGTGCCGATAAACTGCTTCCACTGATCGCCAAGAGCGGATGTTTCTGCAGTTCCTGCTTCAATGCTGAGAGAGAAATTGTCAATGTAGCCAATTTTGGTGCTGCTCAGCTTTACTTCGCCGTCTTTTCCTGCCAATACTGCCATACGTGGCCTCCCTTAAAATGTGACCACTTTACTGGCCACGTCTGAATTTTCATAGCCGCTCAAGCTGGCTATTGCTTTAATAGTTGCTGCACTGGAGACGTAAATCGGATTATCGTACTCGTTTTCGTCCTCGTCCGGGGTGTCTCCGTTGGTTGTGTAGTAGATAGTTGCGCCTGTCACGGATGCAATAGAAATCTTCTTATAGGTGTCCATGTAAGGCTCAACCAGGATTACCGGTGGCGCCATCTTCTTTGTGAAGCCTCCGTTTCCCTGGAAGTTAAAGGAAATCGAGATTTTGTCTGAATGAGATCCGCCAACGGTTGCGTTTGAAATCTCAGCTGTGCAAACCAGCACAAGGCCCAGGCTTGTCTTGAACTCAAGATTGACTGTGCCACCGTTTCCGATCAGGTCATCAACGATTGCCTTCTGGCCGTCTGTATCGCCATAGTCGAAGGTGCCGGAAAAGGATCCTGAAAAACCCTTCCCGGTTCCGATATAGCTTCTCCACTGGTCTTCAAACTCAGACACTTCTGCAGTGCCCTGTTCAATAGACAGACTGTAGTTGTCTATGTATCCGATCTTATTGGATCCAAGCTTTACGTATCCGTCTTTTCCTGCAAGTACGCTCATGTCTACCTCCCTCAGCCTTCCAGATACTGCTTTTTGTTACCCGGAGTGTTTTCTGTGAGCTTGCCGCCACAGAACGGGCACTTGTCTACTGAAGTAAGGATCAGTTTCCCGCACTTCATGCAGCGCTTCACGTTTGTTGTCGGCATCTTCTGTTCTTTAGCTGCCATAAACATATCCTCCAACATCCACCTCGCAGGTGAACTTCAATCCAGCTGTATAAATGTCTCCGGTACAGCCGGGACGGATCTGTGCACCGTCCAGCACTTGCAGACAGGATCCGCCCAGGGTCCAGTCAGCACGGATTGCATTTTCAAGAATGTCCTGCCAAATACGCCCCGTCTTCTCCAGTGTTGCAGGATCCCCGGATGTGATTCCTACGTACACAAGCACATCATAGCGCCCGGTGTACGCTCCTGTAATAGTTCTGCCATCTATGAGAAGGACACAGCCAGGATAGTGAGTAAGCCCGGAAATAATCCCGGTGTAACCATCCTGCCAAAGCACTATGTCTTCAATCTCATTGGCGGCGGCCTGCTCTGTGAAGTAAGCCTGCAGATAATTCTTGAGGCTGGTAAGGAACTCTTCCTCTTTATTTCTCATTGCCATTACTTCCGTGCTCCATTAAGGGCCCACTGCAGGCCTGTTTCTATGTTTCTTTCAACGTCCTTCTGTACCTTGTCCCCAGCTGTGAACGCCCGGAAGGCAGGACGCATGAACTCATGTCCAAATTGTTTGTACGCAGGCTTTGCCCAACGGCCGTGGAAGTTCAGGTTTCCCGGAACCCCAACACCGGGACGGACTGAGTAATAGATCTCATCCGTAGAGCTTCTGCGTTTCTTCCGGGAAGGAACGAAAGGACCCAGGGTGTCGAATGTCTCACCTGTTTCAACCTTTATCCTCTGCCCGGAAATCCAATAGGTTCTGACATACTCTGCAAACTCGTTAGCATCATGGTTAAGTGTGTAGCTTATCCACTTAGGCAGGTAGTCAACACTTATCCCCATGCCTCTTGCCATAGCAGAGAGTCTTTCAATGGATGCGTTGTCTACAGCTACTACCGTGTTCACAGGACCAGTCCCCTCTTGTACTTACTCAGGGCAGTCTTTGCAGCTACCGGAATGAGATTCTGATCCAGCTGTTCTGTGCCGCCCTCTGTGGTGCGGTTGATAACCGAGACCTGTTTAGAGCTCTGCAGTTTTGCCAACTGCTGCACCGTCATTGCAACGGCGTTCTTGAAGAGCTCCGTTTCAGTAAAGCCACAGGAGTAGACAACTTTGAGGTTGCCTACTCCCATAGCGGTTTCTTTGAGAATTACAAGCTTTGAGCCTCTGCCCTCAAGACGATAGTTCGCGTTTTCTAAGGTTGTTCCGTCCACCTGGACAGAGGTAATGCTAGACACTGGCCCGTAGCTGAGCATGTAGGCCCTGAATCCGCCATTGAAATACTCGGTTGCAGTCCCGCTGTCTATGCCGCACTCCGCCAGGCAGGCTTCCTCTGCTGCATCAAGAAGAGACTGGTAGTAGGTATCCAGTGAGGCCGGGAAAGAGAGCTGTCCCCTCAACTTCAGTTCTGCCAATGTCATTGTACTCATTACTTTTTATTCCTCCGGCTCTGTGTATTCGACTTCCTGCGAAGCAGTGTCGGAATCTACATAGCCTTTCAGCTTTGCGTAAGCATTGACGGTTACTGTCTCAGTGATTGCTACAGCTGCCGTGTACTTACTCCAGGAGCCGCTTGAGCCAAACCTGTAATAGAGATCAGCTTCTATCTCTGCGTCTCCGCCTTCAATAGTGAAGCTGTTGTCTCCTGCCGTTATGGTCGGTGCGGTGAGCTTCTCCACCGTAACGGCCTTTGTGGTTACTGCTCCCTTGGAGGTTCCCACAAAGGACGCTACCTTGAAGGTGGTGGTTCCTGCAGTATTCAGGGTGACACCAGCTGTGGGCCACTCACTGTCTGTACTTATAGGATCCACACCGGTTGTTGTATAACGCATCTTGGCACCTATGGCGCTCTCGTTATTAACAGCCGTCACCTTCTTACCGCCCGTAACGTCAGCCACTGTTACGGTCGGAGCGGCACTCAAAAATCCGTCTTAAGGGCAACAAATGCGTCCAGAAGAGCGGGCTTTCCGTCTACTCTCAGATCTGCGACCATACCTACCTGGCGGTTAGCAGCATACAGTTCGTTAAGGATGTTGACCTCAACGTCCTGTCTGATTGCTACGTGGTAGTAGGAAAGGTTTGCAGCAAGGACAGGGATGTTGCCATCTGTGCCCATTGCATCCATCTGTGAGCAGATAACTACAGGCATACCCCAGATGCTGTTAAGCGGCTGGTTCTGATCAAAGATGTACTTTCCGTCATCCTTGAATTCATGGATGTAGTCAGCTGTGCCCTGAGCCATGATAACCACAGCACCGTTTCTGTACTCGCCAAGCTTGGCAAGAGCAGCTTTAAGGTTTGCCCATGTGAAGGCACCCAGAGCTGTTGTGTCAGTAACAATGTGCGGAGTGTCAGACTCGGCCGCAAGAGCCGTGAGAATACCGGTGATATGGCTGTATGTTGAACCAGTACCGGCAAGGATCTCAGCGTCCATCTTCTTAGCAAATGCCTTGCCAAGAGCGTTGATAACCCAGTCAATGAAGTTGACTGCAGGATCGTTTACAACTTCCTTAGACAGCTTAACAAGAGCTGCAAGGTTGTAAGCGCCCAGTGTTACGGGGCTGAGAGCAGGTGTTGTCTCTGTGACAGATCCAGCTTCAGCAACGTAAGCAACGGAGGCCTCTGTGCCCTCAACAGCAAATGTGTAAGTGCCAGAAACATTGTGTCTTGTGACTCTGCCAAAGATACGGCCGTAGTCATTGAGCTTTTCAACGATACCTGTTGCAATCTCTGCAGGAATCAGGCTTGTGTAGGTTCCGCCAACAGCGATAGCCTCGACAACTCTCTTTGCCCAGTCTCTGGACTCTTTGTTGTACTTCTGATTCTTTTCTTCGACCTCAACGGGCTTCTTTCCGGCCTTCTTGAGCTCTTCGGCTTCAATGGCGGCAATCTGTTCGTTGAGCTGGTTCAGCTGTTCCATGAAGTTTTTGTAAACTGCCACGTCTTTGTCATCAGCTGTTTCCATGAACTTTGCGAAAGACTCTTCAACCTTCTTGTTGAGCATTTCGCGCTGTTTGATAAGCATGTCTTTCATAGTCTTATCTCCTTCTCAAGTATTTTGAAAACGCTTCCTTAGCCTTGGCCCTTGCCGCCTCTGCCATTGCAGGGTCTGATTCAACCACTGTTTCCTCAGCCGGCTCTGCTTCAGGTTCTGGAGTTGTCTCCGATTCTTTCTTAGGCTCTGCATATACAAGGCCTGCAGGCTGGGCCACAAAATCCAGGTAACGGACCATTTCATAGTCAAGCTGGACTATGCCGTTGTCATTGATACTTCCATAGCCTACGCTGGACACTCCGATCGGAAGCCCGGCTTTATAAAGCTCGCGGATGTTCCTGACGCTTGCGCTGTCCTTCTGGCTTTCCAGGAAATGAATGTCTACAACCAGGCATCTGTTTTCAATCCTGGGATTGTCACAATATGCAATAGCCGGGGCGAAATCGTGGCCTGTCTGCCAGTCAGCTTCGTGACCGTCATAAGCCATTGTCTTCCTGCCCTCTGCCACAATCCTCTCAGCCAGTCCTGTTGTATACATGCGGCCGTTCAGATTCACTTCATCAAGACGCCATACTTCGGCAGTCCATACTTCGGACTCCGGGTTTCCCTGGCTTTCTTCCAGGGCCGTCTTGATCACGTGAAGTGTTCCGCTTTCAACCAGTAAATTCTCTGTTTTCTTCGGCATAATCACTCTCCCGGAGCTATATGGCACCTACAATTCAGGTGGAAAGGCGGGTGTCTATAGTTCTTGTCAATCTTTCTTACGCCTCCGATACCATCAGAAGCGGTGTCACCTTTGCTCAGCACGTATCCGTTGACACTTGCAACCTTGCCGTCAAGGCCTTCACAGAAGGCACATGAATCGGCATCAGCTACAATGTGGTACGTTGTCACGTCCAGGGCGGAGAACATGAACAGGCTCAGAGCATTGCTGGATCTGTTGACCTCTTCATTGCTCTCTGCGTATGGATACTCCGTCTGCAGATGCTCTGCCTCAGCCTCAAATCCTTCCAGGTCTACGGCCTTCTTCTCCATGCGCTTATACATGAATCCGGCATGACGGCCCATAAGGCTGTCTACGTACTGTGAAATGAATTCATCCAGCGGCTGATTCTGAACATCCTGGACGTTGCTGGCCTGTACCTGCTTCTTGATCACCGGCTTAAGCTTGTCAGCTACGCCCCGGTAGATCTTGAAGTAGGTATCCTTGTGCAGATCTCCAATGACATTTAGATCCTGGCTAAAAGCGCCCAGTGCGGACTCATAATCCATACCGGATGCGTAATAGCCACGGAAGCGGTCCAGCTCTTCCTTCAGCTGAGAAGCAAACTCGTTTTCAAGAGCACGTCTGGCGGTCTTTGCCTGCTTCGTAGCTTCTTCTACAAAACGGCGGTCCTTTGCCTTCTTCTCTTCAAGAGTTTCCTCAATAGTCAGCTTTGCCGGAGCTTCTTCCTTCACAGGATCCGCAGGCTTTGCGTCTTCCTGTGGAGCGTTCCACGGATTGAAGCCGCCGCTATTGCCGTCAGTTCCGGCAATGATGCGGTCAACTGTTGCCATTGCGCTCTGCATGAAGAAGACGTCTCCGTCTTCTCCCAGGTTCGGCAGGTTCTCTTTTGCGCGGATCTCGTTGCGGTTCATCCACCCGTTATTGAGAGCTGCGTTGTAGAACTGGACCTTTGCAGCGCTGTTCGCCTGTAGCAGTCCTTCCCTGTTAAACTCTATGTACTCACCGCCCTTACAGAGAGCTCTCTTCAGAGCTTCTTCCCAGGCCCTGAGGCGCGGGTTCAGGCAGTAAGTCATAAAGTACATGTTCTGGTCTTCAAGGTTGTTGTAGGCACCGTCCGTGATACCAACAAAGAAGCCCGGCACACCGAAGCGTGCTGCAACCTGCTTTGACGTCCACTTCTGGGCCTCAACAAGCTTGGAGACGTCCGCGCTGTTCACCTGGATAGGTGTAACGTCCACGCGGTTGTCGATAACAATGTTGCGGAAGCCGTTGGTTGTATCAAATCCTGTCTTGATCTGTTCCTTCTGCTCCGGGGTGAGAGAGCTGGGCACTTTGATAAGGTTTCCTATTACGGAAGCTCCGTCAAAATACTCCATCTGCATCTCTTTGCACTTTGCTTCAAGGTCCAAATCGCTCTTAGCAAATGCTGCAGGAGAAAGGACGGTAGTAATGCCGGAAGGTGTCTGCCTGATAGCCAGCACATCCTCCGCCATGTAGGTTGTTCCGTTCAGGTTGTAAACAATGTCCCCGTTGTCATTGATACGGGTAATCATTGCACCTGTCGGAACGGGAATCATATAAGCCGGGACGCCCCGCTGAGTCCGCTCTATCAGAGCGTAGGCCTCACCGTGAAGCTCAAAGTTCAGAGCCATAATGAATCTGAACTCATAGCTAGTCATCCACTTGTTAGGCTCGTCCAGAAGATTCTTAAGTGCCAGAGAAGCTTCCTTGCGGTTGCCCTTGCCGTCTTTAATGTATGCGTCCCAGGGAAGGGTTGCATACAACTTAGCCAGCTGCATAACACATGCCCAAAAGGCACTGTTTCCCAGCTCGCCCAGCCCGGACACTACAGCTTTCCTGTTTCTCAACAGAAGCAGTGAACGCTCTCCAGACTCTTTGATCTTCCTATTGAAAATTCCCACTGTTGCCCTCCCTCCGCCCTCCACTGAAGGCTAGAAGAATGAAATCAGATCTGACACATCACCCACCGGCTCAGCGTCATGTTTAATCGCACAGTCCAGCGCCATAACGGAAGTAATCACGCCGTCTATGCGTGCTTCCGTTCTGCGCCGTGGTTTCACCAGCTTGATATTGCCGGTGCTGTCCTGGAAGATTTCCGCGCAGCTCATCATCCAGGTAACGCACTCGTTATCCAGTGCGTATACGTTGCCTTCAAGGTAATACCGCTCAAATTGTTTGATTGCCGGGCTCATGGTCTTCAGCCCCTGGCTGAATTCGTAGGCCACGTCAATAAACCACGGCGGCATTATTCGTACCAGCTCTTCAATCTTCCAGCGGTCCGCTGCTATGTACTGCAGCTGGTACCGGGTGAAAACATCCGTCAGGTACTCCCGGACGTATTCGTAGTCGATTGCGTCTCCGGGCGTTGCCGTTACCCATCCAGCTTGGATCCACCGCTCCAGCGGAATTCTGCACTGTCTGGCGATCGTGTCCTTCATGTTCTCGGCCAACCAGCAGTGCGTCAGCTGTACGTGTTTTCCGCCTTCCAGCGGGAAGTCCAGCGTACACGCCGTGAAGTCGCTGTTACTGGACAGATCCAGTCCCCCATAGCATACCCGTCCGTCTAGTGATTCTTCAAAAGTTTGCCAATCATGTGACAAACTGGTGCACTTTTCGGTCCAAATGTTCATATTTGCCCACCTGGCAAGGGAATGACACCACACGTTAAGGTTCTTAGTCTTAAACGTAGTCATGTCCGTTGCGG